ATGGGGTTTACAACTAAAGAAGAACAAGATGACATTACAACATTTATCTTACTCCCAATGATTTTAGAGATGATCGATAGCTGGATGACTTTCCCTGAGAGTACACCGCTAAAACACTTGCATCCAGATCAGTTCCAGCAATTGCTTGATATGATTATGATTGATCACGTTGAATCTAAGAAGCGCCTCAAAGATGCTGATATTAAAGTTGTGAAGGCGTGGAAAGTAGGTTCGACACTTGACTATAAAATTTATGTTCGGCGATTTGAGGAGAACTTTGGCATTTGGAAAGGATATGCAAAAGCAGAGATGTCAGTACGGTTAGGAAAGTATGTAGCTCGACTGGACAAAAGTAAATTCAAGCCAATAGACACGTCCCCAACTGAGAAGAAAGAATTGAACGTCGATCATAAAATGTTTGTTAATTTTGAATAAATAGGGGCATTGCTGGTGAGTAAAAAATTAGAACACAACGGTCTTTGGGAATCGAGTCGGATGATGCTACCCCAACATAAAGAAGCTGCGATAATAAAACGTAAAGAAAGTCAACGTCTCCCGCGACCAATCCGCGACGACCAGGAGATACAGATCATATCTGCTACGCTGAGTCACTCGCATATGTACAGGGAACCAATCGTTCTTACCTTATACGATGAGTACGAGACGAAAAAATTAACTGGTATTGTGGCACGTAGCCAGCGTAATGAATTTAAATTTGATACTGAAGATCCATTCACTGGTGAAAAGAATTGGGATTGGATCAGATATCGAGATGTTCTAAAAGCCGAATTAAACAAAGAATGGACAGAGGATGAAATGATCGATCCATAAAGCTTTAAAATTTACGCTGCTGCCAGAGAGGACTGGCGGCTTTTTTTGCGTTTCACCAGAAGTCTGCCATTTCTACATCAAAACCATTTCTACGCAGCCCACTCACTACTTTTGTCTTAGTTGGGATATGTGGATTGTATTCTTCGTTATTACAAAGCTCAGTCATCGTGTTCTTATTAACTCCAGTTATTTTAATTAGCATTTGTTGCGTCAATCTTTCTTTATCCGCCCAACGCCCGAAACGAGTCCTTTTCTTCCCTATCGATCCATACATGAGTATCCACCCTTTCTAGCTTGTATAGCATTTAGAGTGGACAATCTATGAAAAAAATATTCGTCTACTTTCAAAAACATTGGAAACACGCCCAAGCTTAGGCCATATATCTATATTGTCAGACAACGAAGAGAGGATGATGGCGATGGCAAGAGTCGTGCAGCAAGAGAACAACTTTCTCAAGCAGGCAACGCGCATGGGGTTGGAGCAGATGTTGGCGGATGTGAATTTGCTTTTATCGATGGAGTTGACGGAAGGTCAGAAGATCACAAACGAGGAGATTAAAGCCCAAATTCTGAAGCACCTGGATGAACTGAAATGATGAAAGAAAAGCGATTTACGTTTCGTGTTAAAGGTTGGTTGCTCGAGAAGTTGTTGAAGGAAAAGAAACGTGATGTTTCAAAGATCGTTCGTGAAGCATTGATTGCGCATTACGGAGGCGAGTCAAAGTGATTATTCCACCACAAGTTTTATCTATCGTAGGGATAGCGATCATCGGCCATATCGGGAACAATTTTATTGTTAGCATGGGTGGCAAGAACTTCGCAATATTCTTCACAATCATTTTGGATGTGGCAGCTGCCGTAGTTAGTTTGAAATGGGTATGGGATAAGGTCGGAGAAATTGCCCACACATTCGGAGTGATGTTATGAAGATCACTCTAGTTCCTAAGGTGTGTTCGCAGCTTGTTGACCAATCGAATTGTGCAAAGGCGATTGATTTGTGCGGAGCTGACACGAATCCTGATTTATGCACCGCTAAATTAATTGGCAAAGCGTTTACTGATCCGGAACCATTCGTAGTTACAAAGGCGTTATACGGGTTTGGTCAATCTACTTATCACTTTACCATGCGACATGGCCACAATTACTTGCATTCCTTGGCAAAAGATCTGATTCAAAATATTGGTGGAGATGGTCAGATTGGCGTCGTGGGAAGATTTATCTCAGATGTGCTAGGGGTGCAATAAATGATTGGCCTGTTCACTGGCTTCTGTATCTTTGCCGGCAGCGTTCTAGCCTATGCTTCAATACCGACCAGCCCCAAAGAATGTGCACCATCTCGAAGTGCGAAGCTGATCAAAAGGGAGGATGGTAAGGATGTTTTTATTACCATTAGGCGCAGGAATGATGGCAGCATCAGCGGTTTTACTAACGAAATTTCGCTTAGACAAAATGAAAGAGGAATCGAATCATTATCATATCACCATAGAGGATGAACCGGATAACATAATCCCGTTCAATCGTTTATCTGAGAAGCAAGAGAGCAACAAAGAGCAATTTAAGAATATGCTTCGAACTGAGTTCGATATCGATTGGCCGCCGTCTGATAAGTTCAAAAAGTAGGTGTCAACATGAAGAATACTCTCGCATGGACAATTGCAGTAACCGGCATTACTGTAGAGATTTTCATAGCAACATTAGATTTTTGGTTTGACGTTCCTCATCTCATTTTTCATATTGGCGACGACATGCATTTTACTAGGAGGTAATGTTTATGAGTTCGGGTTGTAAAAATGCTTGCAAAAGCTTCTCGTTTTGATATATTCATTTGATCTATTTGCTAAATTTCCAAGCGCTAGGGAATCTGATGTTTCATTTAACTTCAACGATTGTTTATGCTGTTCTTCTATGAAAACTTGCGTATTTTACTGTTATATAGTCAAATTATATATTCATATAACAATCAAGGAGTGAAAAAGTGCATGAAAAGAAAATTAATTATCGCTACAACAGCCACAATGTTAATGCTAAGTGGATGCAAAAACGCCGCAGTATCAGCAGAAGCTAGTTCTATTGACAGTTCCACCCGACTTCCGAACTTCAGTGATATTTCTGAGCAATGGGCAAAAACTTCCATCGAGAAAGCAACAGTAAAAGGATATGTTGACGGATATGATGACTCAACTTTTCGTCCCGAGCAAAAAGTTAGTCGTGCCGAGTTTATTAAAATGATCGTTACAGCGACTAAATTAACCGTATCAGGTGAGGCTTCGGGATCTGAGTGGTTTAAACCTTACATTTCTGCTGCCATCAACGCTAACATTCTTCGCGAAAAGGATTTCGAAGATAATAATATGAATAAAGCTATCTCGCGTCTTGAAATGTCTAGGATTGCGCTTCGAGCATCCAATAAAACGCTGCAAAATAAGGCTATGCAAATGGATGATCGATCTATCATGTTCAATACAACAAAAAATGGTCTGATTCAAGGACTAGCCGGTGGAGAGTTGGGCTTAGATAAGTCAACAACTAGAGCACAATCTGTAACAATAATTGAAAGAGTTTTGACAGTTCAAGGTGGCGGTAAGCTAGAGGTTGATAAAGCAGCTCAAAGTTTCGCCGAAATTGAGCTTCGGGGAAATAATTTTGAAACGATGTGGGGAGTTAGAGTTAAAGAGTTTCCTTACACTCATCATTTAGGGGATGGTTTGGATCTAGTTATTAATAAAGCTGTTGTTATCGACCACACTGACTCTAATTCGGCTTACTATGAACTATTTAAATCCGGAAAGTTAGGGCTCGGTCAAAACACTTATTCAATTGCATATCAAATGACTATCAATAACTCAACAAAGAAAGATCACTACGCTATTTACCCAGTTCAGTTTATCTCTACCCTTGGGTATAGTCGCTCTTACACTCTAACAAATGATTTGAAAGTAGCATGGATGGATCAAATAGGGGAAACAACCGGATGGATTAGTTTTAACAAGAGTAAAGATGAAGTTGACAAACTATTAGCTTCCGGAAATATTCCTAGAATTGAATTGGATATTCAATCGCAGTTAATTGATTTTCTCAAAAAGGAGTGATTTGCTGATTGAAATGGGTATAGTGCAGAAGTTACTGTATCCTATAACCCTGCCCCATTGATCGATTATTTCGAGTGAGGTGGAATATGAAAATTGGTAAAACTGCTTTTGCTTTAGCTGCTGTCACGGTTTACATTGTTTGCCCAGCATACCGGTACTATATCATTGGGTCCTGGATCGGCTACAAGATCATGAACGATAAACCCCGTTTCCGTGTGGTGCCGAAAGGTTCGAAAACTTATAACCGATTGGTGGGGAAGCCGGCATGATCACTCTGTTCAAAGTCTTGTTTCTTCGCGAGCAGCACGAAGGAGTTACACACGGGAAATTGTCCAACGCTTATAAATGGCAATCATTCTTTAAGAATCGGTGAAAGTCCAAGCAACATTCACTGCTTGTTTACGGTGAATGTGAGGGGTGAATGGTACAGGGAGGTAATTCATTGTTTGTTCGGCTTAATTTTCGTGACTTTCACCCCTTAAAAATTTTTCGTATCCTTTCGTTTCGTTCCACTCAACTTCATTCATTCGCGCTTATCGCGCTCACTGGAGGTGCGCCGCCATCATGGCAGATCCATTCTGGCAAGATCAACAAGGATCAACTCCTAATTCGAATTGGTTTAAAGAGCACCCTAAAACCACGCTCGTACTTCTCTTATCCGCAGCTTTAGTCCTCGTTCTCGTAAGCGTATGAACTATGCACAACGCATTCTTCGAATACTCAATAAGCCATTGCTAAAAGACATCAAGGAAGGACAAAAGGGTTGGACGTATTACAAGCATAGAAGGGTCATATGCGGGTGGGAAATCGGATTCCATGTACCACCAAACTCGTCCTATGAAGAGGCTGAGAAGTACCTTCCTGCACTTATAGCGACGTGCGGGAAAGAGGTTGAGTTGATCAACTTCAAGGGTCTGCTCGTCTGCAGAATCATCGAGAGAGATTGGCCGTTTCCTTTGCGTTATAAGAAGGAGCATTTGAAGCAGAACCAATTGCTTATTGGCTACGATCGGTTAATGCAACCTGTTTACCATCCGCTTAATGTTCATATCCTGGAGGGCGGTGCGTCCGGTGCAGGAAAGACGGATTGGCAGAGATGGATTGCATATCAGCTTCTTTTGCAAGGTTACGAAGTATATATCTGCGACATGAAAGGATATTCCTTCTCACCTTTTGAGGGGCTTGTAACGGTTGCGGATGACCTTATATCCAGTAGGAAAATACTTGTGGGATTGGTTAAGGAGCTCGAGAGGAGAAAGGCAGTAATTCAGTCGAGGGAGTTCGGGAATCGGGAAGAGACTATTGCTACTTTCAAACCGATTGTTGTGCTCATTGATGAGGCTGCCGATCTCTCTCCATCTCAATACGCCGCGAAAACTCTGGATAAGGAATTGGCATTTGATTGTGATTATGCAATTGGATTCATCGGTCGAAAAGGACGTGAACCTAAAGTGTTTTGCATTTACGGAACACAGCGGCCGGATGCCCGAGTGATCAATAAGCAATTCAAAGATAACGTTGAAGCTTCCATTGCATTCCGGACTAAGGATCACTTTGGGTCCCAAATAATAATCGATCGTCCTGGCGCAGAAAGAATTAATCCTAAAGATAAAGGGCGCTGCATCTATTCCCACGGGGAAGATATTTTAGTTCAGACTCCATATATTGGCGGCGATAGAGAGTGGGAGAAGTTGTTGGCGCCACTCAAGAAAGGAATGATCATCGAGAATGGCAACTCTAAGCGCACCAACAAAGAAAGAAATTATACTGAAGGCTCTTTCACAAGTTCCAATAGCTCGCACGGATCAGATAGCAAAACTATTCAACTCAAACTCCAGCCCGCTAAAGAAAGCTTCTCAGCACCTTCAGGATCTGCTTCAGGAAAAACTAATCGAGTGGGAGTGGCACAGGCGAGCAAAAATATGGCGCCTAACACGCAAGGGCCTGCTGATGATGAATGGATCTAGGCTGCCATGTGAGCACGTTGAGCACGCTTTAGAAGTGGGAGAGATATATTTCACCTTGCAGCCGTTTCAATGGCTCTATGAATACAAGCAGGAGTTTAACTTTGCTGGCAGATCCTTAGTATGGAATCCAGATGTGGTATTTGCTTTCGCTACTCCGGAAGGGAAGAAGAAGCTTGCATGTGCGGAAGTGCAGAGGACGCCACTAAGTGTGAAGCAATGGCAGAGTAAGTTTTCAATCTACAACTCTTTTTTTGAGGATGCTTACAGGTCCGCAGAGTTTCAGAGTTGGAGATCCGGAGCAACCTCCAGCGCAATCATGCCGCACTTCTATGTGATCTCATCTCAGAAGAATTGTGAGGGTTTGAGTGTTCCTAATCGAGAGTTGAGAATAATTTCTTGTCCCAGTGAGATTCGATGAAAGGACTAATACAAGAAGAAACTTGTGGACCATTCGTAATAGGCTGTTTTATACTTAGGTAAAATTATACAATCATTCTAGGGACGCGAGGTGGCTCATTAAATGTTTGGTCGTAAGCAAGATACGCCAATTAACAATCCTAAACCTGTACCGGTTTATACTGTCCATTCGTTGCCACAAGCTTTTGAACCTATGCAGATGGTGTGGGCCAAAGAGTCTGGAGGTCTCGAGATACCTTTTGATGATTTAGTGAAGTCACTTGGGGAAGCAGGTGCTTCAGTCGGAGCTGACGCTGTTATTGGAGCGACATTCGAACGAAACGCGGTAAGTAAATTTGTATATATGACAGGTACTGCAATTCGCTATAAATAATAAAAAGCCCGGGGCCCAATGCCCTAGGCTTTTTTCCTTCAACTACCATTAGCGAGGAGGAACTCTAAGGTGTACGATTATTATGGGTGATGAAGAAAATGTTTATTCCTCCAATGCTTCTCCAATATGCCAAAAACAATGAACCGTTTGAAAGTAGCTCCACTTTCGCTGAGTTGAAGTGGGACGGCATTCGATTAATCGTTTCGAATATGGAAGAGCTCAACTTATATACTAAAAATACAAATGCAACTGCGAAATACCCTGAGCTGCACAATCCGCCAATTCCAAAGGGCACAATACTCGATGGTGAGATAGTAGTCCTTGATGAACACGGCCGTGCAGACTTTGAATCAACGAACTCGGGATTCAGGTCCAGCAAGAAGCGCAAACCCGTTGTATTTATGGCTTTCGATATCTTGTACCACCGCGGCATAGATGTGACTGGACTGCCGCTAGTGCAGCGTAAGAAACTGCTTGAAGAGATACTTCAGGAGACAGACCATTATAGAATTGTTCGACCGATAAAAGGAAGTGCTAAAGACTTCTTTAAGATCGTATGCCAGCATGGGCTCGAAGGTATTGTGATTAAGAAGAAAGACTCGAGATATGAAAAGGGAATCCGCTCTTGGTCGTGGCAAAAGGTAATCAATTATCAGAATGCCGAGGTCTACATAACTGGGTACAGCAAGAAGGAATACTCTTGGTTGCTTGGATACCCAGAGGGAGATCGCATCCGCCCGATCGGTACGATGGAGCTTGGAATCACTCAATCTGCTCGTGAATCCATGTGGCCGGTGTTTCAGTCGTTTAAGAGTGGCGAGAGCAAGGAACATGTTTTTGTGAAGCCTGTTGTTCGCTGCAAAGTGAAGTATCGGGATTGGTATAAATCCGGAGTGATGCGGTTGCCGGTATTTGAGGAATTTATTATTTAAAGCCTAAAGGATTTTTCTTTTAGGTTTTTTTGTTTGTCCGTTACATATTTTGTTGTTTTTTGTTGACAACTCTATTTATAAGGATGTATTATTTTCAATAGTCACACAATTTCTGTGACTACATTTTTGATTAATACTGTTGATAAGGAGGACAAACAATGAAAATAAAATTTAAGTGTAGATAATAACTTTTATTATTATTTAGAATTTATTGATTTTAAAGAGTAGGTATATCAGGAAAAAATTAGAGCACACATTGAGCAGTAATAGAAGTATTACTTCGTGTCTCGCCGCCCATGTCATGGGGGATGATTTGAACGGGAATTCTTCTACTACATAATTACATGCATTAACAGACCTATTTATCACTAACAGACCTTTTTATTTAGGAACTACTTTTTTGTTACATGGGACGTCAAAACGTGAATTGACGTATTTTTAACTAAAATTTTTTATGGACGGTATAAATTAAATGATTATTATAAGACAAAGTTGACGTTAAATTCAGTAGCATGATAATTATTTGATTGATTTTTAGTTCTTTTATAACTACGATCAATTCGGAAAATTAAACTACTATTTATTCAAATTTCTAAGAAACACGATAGATTATCTTCGTAAAAATTAATGTCGACCGATCAGCAGTGAGGAACATGTGCAATGTGTAAGTCACCTGTCCCCCATTCGCAAAAAAATTATCAGTAGATCGAGAATATTGATAATTGTAGGTCGAAGTTGATTCAGACTTCTGAGCAAAAATAAATTGACGGGCATACTGCGAGACTCTGTATGCGCCGAATGAAATTTTCTAAACCATTTGATATTGGCATAAGTGCGTTCATTTTTGTACTTACAATATTAAATTGATTTAGTGCGCTCGAATTCTGGAAATGAAGATATACTTTTCTGTTTCTCAGTAATTTGAATGCATAGTAGTTTTTATTTTTTTCCTGGAGGTGAAGATTCGTAGGTGGTTTCTAATTAAGGAGCAAGTTGATTTAATTTAAGGTAGTCCGTAATCATACATAATTATAGGTGAGAGGAATGGTTGGCTTTGGAAAAAACAGTAGATTGGAAAAAGGTACACGATTTGAAACATACTACAGCTGCTATCTGGAGAAACCTCGATATCGCATGTAGTTTAGAGGGTGAGGGACATATGAATCGGGCAATCGAATTAGTTGATTCGGCATTGGAAATGTATGAAAACCTTGCAGGTGTCTTTGCAAATGATATCCGGCAGGCTTAGAGTCCCGTCCCGACTGTAATCTAACGAAAATAATAAAACCTACTTCTCGGTGATCTTCCGACCATGAAGTAGGTTGTTTTGTCAATCTATAATGACATTTCATGGTGCACCTTAGACTTGCTAGTTTAGTTATTATAGAGCTAGAGATGTGAATTGCTGCATTCCTTTGTTCGTGCAATTATCTCCTTAAGAAGCTGATACTCTTAGACCCTTTGAGGCGAGTTTATGTATATCTCGAACAATTTTGTTAAGTCTACTTAACTCTTTGCGAGAGACTTTTTTCTCAATCCCCCGACTTGTTGAATTATGATGTGCAATAAGCAAGTGCATAGCTTCGACTTGCTTGCCTATATCCATCGCAGTGTTTAGGATAATTTGATATCCCTCCAAATCAAGGTATAAACCGCATGTGTCTGTTCCTAGGTAATAATAATCAAGATTTATCCCTTGATTCTCGGCCAACTCAAAAGGGCAATACACGCCTATTTCTTGATATAAGTCCTGTATTTTTCGTTCCAAAATAGTTCATCTCCTTTGGTGGCTTAATAAGAAATCTTTAAATAAATCATTTGCTATTAAAAGGAGCTTTAATTTTCCAACGACTCACCGTCCTATGTTGTGAATCCTCTTGTCGAACTTATGTTCTTATTATACTGATGTTGTTGCTCTTTCTCCGGCCAAAATTTGCCCTAAAGAAGTATTACTTTTTGTTCCTCTTCGCATTCCTATCTCTTAGAAATTCGAGAAATTCCACAGCAGAATTCAAGTCCTCTTCTGACATACCTTCTTGCAACATTTCCGTAACCCTAAAAATTACTTGTTTTGATTCATTCGGCAATTCTTCTTTGTTTTCAAATATCTGGTGAGGGTCCTCTGTTCGTCCCAGGAGATAATCCACGGATACTCTAAAAACATCAGCAATCTTGATTAATGTCTCTGCATTAGGCATTGTACGGCCGATCTCGTAGCTGGATATATCTGTCCTCTTCTTGTCGATCATTTCAGCAAGATCCTCTTGCTTTAGGCTTCGTTTTTCCCTTAACGACCTGATTTTTTCCCCTAGAGTTAACATCGTAATCACTACCTTTCAGTAAATCATTATTTCAATATTTGTGTTTAATAATCATGTGATTCAAAAACAATTGTATGAAAAACACAAAAATAAGTATTGTGTGTTTAAAACACTCGTGATATTATTATTTTCACAAGGAGGTGATATCATGCTAAAGCAAAAAACCACCACAAAAAAAAGACGAGGCCCAAGCTCAATTATTCCAGAAGATGCTAAGCGTAGGTTGTTTAAGGAGTGTCGGAACAATGTCGGCTCATGCAGAGAGGTTGGTTTAATATTTGGGGTCACGGAACATTCTGTAAGAGGTACAGAGGATGGTCAAACAACTCCTAATTTATTAAATGCCTTCATGTACTCGTTATTTTTTAAGAAGCCACTAGAAGAATTATTCCCTGACGTGTTCGCTATTGCAGTAGAGAACATGTCGCACAAGTTACAGGCTTTAGAGAAGTAAATAGTTGTTGTTTGTTATGTTTTTCGCTAATCTCATTATATTATGTGTTTTTAAAACACACAACAGGAACGTTCGTTCGAAATGTTCTTATTTAGTTATGCTTATCACGTGTTAATAACACGCATTCATTTGGATTTTGTGTGTTAAATAATCGTCGAGGGTGGGAAGGCAATTGAGACATCTTCAAACTCTAATTGAGGCAGTAAGGCACAAGACATGTCAACAACTCGGCACGGACCCAAAAGAAACCATCATCCGAGTATTTACGGAATTAGTTCAAAATACTGATCCTAAAACCCTTGAATTCGTATATTGCAACCTGGTACTGCTTAAATCATTTATGCAGGATGGTGATCTACATGAGGATCAAAATTAATGGTGAAGACATTGAACCAGGCGCCCGCGTCACATTCGAATCCTCCGAATACAACGACGATCAGGCATGGGTGATAATCCTTGCTGGAGCTGCAGCAATCATTTGCATACTCAAGGATTGGAGGTGGTGAGCATGATAGCTATCCATGAAGTCCACCGGAGACTGGCGAGAGTAACTGAAATGACTCTTCAAAAAGATGGCAGCTTAGTAATGGATCAGGCCGAGATGAAGCTGCTCGTAAGTCTTTTAAAAGAAAATTTAATGCTTATTTGCAAGTTGGATGGACTCAAGGATCTGGCTTTCCACGCATACGAAATGGGCGATATGGAGTGGCACGCTGAAATCTGTTTGAAACTCGATGAGCTTGAGGCTCAGATGATCTGAAAGGAGATATGAACATTCATGACAGAAGAGCAAGTTGAGCAAATTGTTCGCAAAGTACTGGTTGAGATCCTATCATCGAGTTTTGCTCCAGCGACTTATGCAAACGATACGGGTCAAGAGGCCATCACTACGATTAAATCAACCGGCAATCTCAGTAAGGACATAACTCTTAAGCTTAATGAGCTAGGCATGCTTCCACACCTTACCGGATACGGATTTTTACGTGAAGCTATCTTGATGGTTTGTGAAGGTGACGAACCGGTTCTCGGGAGAATGGGCTTTCTCAATAGTGCGATTGCGAGCAAATACAACTCATCACCATCAAGAGTTGAAAGGGCAATGCGTAATGCAATTGAGGTTTGGTACGACAAAAATCGAAATAAAACAGATCTGTTTAAAGAGAAACCAACAAACGGACTTTTTGTCGCAACGGTATCGAATCTTATCAAATTGAAATTGGGTGAATAAGCCTATGACAGTTGAACAAATAGAACGGATGGTGGAAGTCCAAATTTGTGACGTCGCTGAAATGCAGCTCATATATGAAGCTGCAGCTCGTGGGAAAAACGCTGCTGAAGCTTGCGAAGAAGTCTTAGGTGGGCATTTCAGTCTTAGCCCGCATGCGGCTTCTGGAATCGAAGTTGGTAGCAATATTATTAAGCTCATCTTACAATCATCCAAATCCGTTGATCATCTCTGTCTGCTCCATAAATATCTAAACAGCGGTTGTGTTCTTGAAGCCGGCGAGGATTGGCTACGAGGTGAGATTGCTTCACTGGAGAAAGACTTGGGCCTTGAACCGTTTGAACTTCTAGCACTAGATCGTTTTGATCAGCCCATGAGTTGGGAACGAAATGGTCGAGTTATTCACGAGGATGAAATGGCTGATTACAAAGAGCAGGAAGTCGAGTTGATGATCGAACAGATAGGCAGGATTAGCGGCTTTACAAATGATCCCGAAATTGAAGAAGATACTGGAGGTAATGCAAATGTACGATCATGATGAATGGTGCCCGCCAGTCGATGAAATGGATGATTTCAGCTACAAAATGAAAGAGCTTATCGCCGCGGAAGTTGAGCACCGCATTGGTGAGGTTGTAGATGGTCTCGCAAGATCGAAACGCTTGAATAAGGAGCTCTACAAAGCAAATCAAGACCTCAAAAATAAGTTGTACGTAACCGGGCACGCAAAGGATAACATGATGCGTGAAGCAATGACAGCAGCACGCCGAGAGGTATTCGGCGGGGTTTACCCGGGAGATATTTGTTACCACCCTCGACATGTAGGGATAAAAATACCGTGTGAAACGTGCAACGACAAAGGAAAAGTGTCCGCTTTAGTCGGAGATACAACATTAGAAATACAATGCCCGAAGTGTGGCGGGTATAACTCAAAAAGGATATACCGCTATAAACCTTCCGACCCCAAGAGGTTGGACACAATTACACTTGAGTTCGGCAGGCATGGGGCAAGGCATCATAAGTATTATTTTGATAACTCTGACAGCAGCTCGGAGCATGTTTTTAGAACCGTCGAAGAGTGTCAAGCATGGTGTGACAAAAAGAACGCTGAAATCGAAACGCGGGAGGCGAAGAAGTAATGCAAATTAAATTCATCTCACTCCACCTTATCAGCTACACCGGACACGACGAAATCACAGTTAATTACGGCGATGTCACCAAGCTCACTGGAAAAAATGGCGAAGGTAAATCCTCAATCGGCGGTGCTCCTGTTTGGATCTGCTGGGGCTGCGACTTAACTGGTGGTAAGTTCGACCCTACTCCTACAGACCGTCCATATGAGCGTGTATACGCCTCTCTGACACTTTCTGTTAATGGGACTGAACAAACATTAACCCGTGAGATTATCGGCGGTACAAATAAGTTCTATGTGAATCAAGTTCCAATGAAAGCTAAGGAATTCGAAGCTCACGTGGCGGATTTATTCAGCAAAGAGCAATTCCTAGCGCTATACAGTCCGGGATTCTTCTTCACCCAGCACTGGCAGAAGCAACGGGAACAGGTCATGCAGCATGTATCGGCACCGACTAATAAAGAAGTGTTTCAAGCAATGTCTCGCACATCACCGGATCAAAAGGTAAAGGATATTGTTCACAACCCGCATGCTGCCCGACTTGAAGAAGAGCTCAAAAAACACTCAGTTGCGGACCTTGAGAAGAAGTATGCCGACCTTAAGAAGAAGAACGATAAGCTACATATTCAGTCACAAGGAAGCGTCAAAACACTCTCAGATCAGCTTAAAGCGCTGGGACCAGCAGCGGAAATTGACCGAGAATCATTGCAAACTGAAGGCGAAGAGCTTGATAAAAAGATTCAGTCTTATGAGGCGGATAAGGCAAAAGCTACTCAGTGGGAGAATCAGCGGAGCCGACTTCAAATGCAGATCGATCAACTATCTCAACGGATCCTTGATGGCAAGTCTGAGCATGCCAGAACAAAAGGAACTGAGATCAGCACAACATGCAGCTCATGTGGCCAAGAGTTGACGGAAGAAGCTAGGGCGACATCGCTCGGAAATAAGAAGACTGTGGTGAACGGCATAGCCAAGCGAGTTAACGACATGCTCGAGCAGAAGAAGGAGCTTGTTGCTCAACTGGAAGCATTGCCGCAAATGGAAGGCCCGAACTACTCCGTGGCAGACTTGATCAGCCGTATTGGTGAAATTAACTCTATCCTACAGGCAGACATCACACGGTCAAAAGCGACTGCTGAGTTGGAGAAAGCGAAACAGAATGAGGTTGATTACCTCAATGCCAAGAACGACTCAATCTTTGTGCTTGATGCAATCAAAGCATTTAAGGCCAAGGAAGCTGAACTCCAGGTAAGCAAGGTGCAAGAGCTCTTCACTACACTGTCGGTCCGGTTGTTCGATTATGTCGCTTCCACTGGTGATTATAAGCCTGCTTTCGTCATCCAGATGGATGGTAAGGACTATCCGACCTTATCCGCGGGTGAGAAGATCGGCGCCGGCTTGGAATTATCGGATGTCCTTTACAAGCAAAGCGAGTTGATTGTTCCAACGTTCGTGGATGGGATTGAATCCTACACTGGCAAAGTCGCGGTGTATGGGCAGCTTATCACAGGCCGGGCGGTACCGGATCAGGAATTGAAAATTGAAACGGAGGATGTTGTATGACTAAGAAATGGAGTCATCCAGTCGATGTTAACGGATTAAGCATTGCATTTGGTGGAGATATGAGTAAGTTGCTACCAGCAATGTCCGATATACCCAAGGAATTCAAAGAAGGTCGTACGAAGTGGAATGATTTAGTTGGAACATGGTTTTATCGGGGTTTGAAGAACACACAATTCAAGCCTAAGGATGGAATAGATAAAAACAAAGCTTTGCGCCATGTAAAAGCAATTATGGGATCTTGGGAACCGAAGCACGAACATAAAGAAGCCGGCTGCGCTTATCTTCTAAGTGAATTCTTTGAAGATGTGACGTATGAGCCTGCTAAGTAAAGGAGCTACAAATGACAATTCTAACTTTCATCATCCTAGCCCTTGCTGTCTTCCGGATCACTCATTTCATCGTTTATGACAAAATCTTCGAACCAGTAAGGAATAACTTTGTAACACGGGACTTCATTGATTATCAGTTTACTTACACTCTTCAAGGTGGTTCTGTAAGACGTTTCATCGGTAGTGTTATGAATTGCTACTGGTGCGCAGGAATATGGGTTTCAGCGGTCCTCATTGGCTCCTATCTCATTGCACCGACCATAACCTTCTATGTAGGTCTGATCTTCGCTCTATCGTCCATACAAGCCATTTTAGAGACGGGTGTACTTAAGTTGGTGGGCATGCCGCTTGATATGGTTGAAGTAAAGGCAGAGATCGAGGAGGATCCACTAAGTGCAGCAAGAGGAATTAAGAACGCACTCTTCCTTAGTCTCATTTTTTACTTGGTTGTGACGTTCATCGCATTAATCGTGATAGGTCTCCTTAGGTGACTTCCATGAAGAACCAGTTGGCAAATCTGTCGCTGAAAGTTTTCGTGTTATATGTTCACCGTGAGTATAGCACACATGAAATTGCGAAGATTTTGGGTGTTAGTCAAAGGACAGTCTCAGGTCACCTGAAGAAAATCGAATTAACGAGCAAGTCATTAAAGATATTGATTCAAAAACAAAAAAAGTTGAATTTACTTAACGCTCAGACTAAGCAGCAAGAACTTAAATTAGGGAGGATTTAACATATGTCAACTCAAGTGCAAGTAATTGGAGATTTCACGCAAGCGGAACTGGATACGATCAAAAATACGATCGCTAAGGGCACGACGGATGCTCAATTCAATCTCTTCGCTCGAACAGCAGCCGCAGCTGGACTTAACCCGTTCCTCAATCAGATTCACTGCATTGTTTACCAAAGTGAGAAGTACGGACCGCAAATGTCCATCCAAATTTCCGTTGAGGGCATTGTCGCACTCGGGAAACGTCATCCTCAGTACAAAGGCTTCATTGCTTCGGAAGTGAAAGAAAACGACGACTTTGAGATCGACATGGTTACTGGGGAGCCTAAGCATCGCATTATTTCCATGACGCGTGGAAAGACTGTAGGAGCTTATTGTGTTGCGTATCGTGAAGGTGCTCCGAATATCGCGGTAATCATTACGAACGATCAAGTGGATCACCTTACTAAGGGTAGGAATAAGGAGATGTGGACCAGTTATTTCGATGACATGATTGTAAAGCATGCAATAAAGCGGGCTTTTAAACGGCAGTATGGTGTTGAAATCAGTGAGGATGAATATGCCACACAGAACAACCTGGATTCGAGCCAATCTCAAGAAACTCCGCAACGTAGAGACATCACAAGTGAAGCGACTCACACCAACACTCCGCCTGCTACAGTAATTGAAGAACCAAAAGTAGATCCAGTCAAGCAAGCGATGATAGATATTAACGACCGGTTCAATCAGTTGGGGATTACAGATAAAGTAGCAAGAAATCAGTACCTGAAAGATAACAAAATCACTTTCAAGGATCCGAAGGTACCGACTCTTGTTGAGTTGCAAGGCGCAATCTTGATGCTTGATCAAAAGATCGCAGATAGTGAAGAACCGATCAACATGGAGGAGTAGCATATGGAAAACATCCAGATAAATGCTGCCGCTGTGCTCAAGGCTTATCAAGAAACAGGACTCATTCCATTAAGACTAGATTGGATTGAAAAAGATAACGGCGGTAAGAGATGTGCATGTGGACTTTCGGCGCTATACATCGGTTGCAGCTCAGATCATGATGAGGCATATGACTTTCTATTTAAAACGATCAGAGATTTGGAAGATGTTATGGAAGAGAAGTTCGGTATAAGTAATGATTTTATCTTAGGATTTATTAATGGTTTTGATGGAGGGGTAATAAATCCTAGGTGGACTCAAGAGAAGAATGATGCATTCAAAATAGGTCAGGAAGCTTGGCAAGCTGTTTACCATCTAGCAGTTGGTGAGAGTGAGGGCGAACTGGAGTGAAAGTTACAATCATCGCCTCCGGATCCAAAGGTAACTGCATTCACCTTCAGAGCGGTTGCACGAGCATCTTAATCGATGCCGGCATTGCTAAGACAAAGATTGAGCAGCGGCTGATTGATAATGGAATTATACCTGGGGAACTAACAGGAATATTTATCACCCATGCTCATGGTGACCACATTAAAGGCTTGCCGCTTGCGAATAAATACCGTATCCCTGTTTTTGCTGGCGAGCAGGAGTGGAAAGACATTGTGACTGTTGACGAGGATTTGATGAATGAAGTCGACGATAGAGGTGTTCTGATTGGTGGTTCCTGTGGAGATGATGGATGGTTTGAAGTCGATGCATTCAAGACACACCATGATGCCTACAACCCACTAGGGTATGCGATCAAGGGATCGTGTGGTGAGAAGGTTAGCGTCTGCTTGGACACCGGTAAAGTAGATAATGACATGTTAGAAGCAATGGCCGACTCAGACATCTATATTATCGAGAGCAATCACGACCCAATCCTTGTCGAGAATTCTAATTATCCAATTAGCACCCAAACCCGGATCCTTTCCGATCTCGGTCATCTCAGCAATCAGCAGGCAGCAGAGGCGCTTAGCAAGCTGGTCAAAGGCAAAGGCGAGAAGATTTACCTTACCCACTTATCCAGCAGCAACAATACATCAATGCATGCCCGGGCGGAAGTTATGAGGGCCCTCAGGGAAAAGGGATTAAAGGAAGGACATCATTATTTCTTGGAGGTGGTCAGCGAATGAAGGTATCCGACAATTATTTAGAAGGATTAAAAACTGTGCTCAGGATGGGAAATCGGTCATTTGAAAGAAAAACAGTGATTAGGTTGATCGAGCATATCGAGGAAGTTGAAGCAGAGAAAGTAGCACTGCTACAGCATATTGAGTGCGAGGTCGACCGTCAAAAGCTTGTAACGCTGCCGCTTCATGTGGCAGAAGCGATTGAGTTTTTTAGAGCAGCTGGGGTAAACGATACAACCATTTTAGGGATTATGTATGGAGTCTATTTTGAAAATGACGGGACCCATGCGAGCACATTGTTCAACTATCGCGAGAGCGGAGGCGGCATAAATATTGCCAATGCTTTAGTTAATGATTACAAGGTTGAGACGCTCGAGGACAGGATAAAGGCGGCAGTACTAAATTACGTTGAGGAACAAAGTGAAGAGAATGTCGGGTACATTATCGCCAACGATTCCGAAGAGTTCTCACAGCAGATTACGGAAATCGTGACCAAAATCATTCGCGAGGACCAAGAAGCAATTCAGTGAGAAGGTGAGGAGCCTTGTCAAAGCTTGAAGAAAAGTACACCAGGATAGCAAATAACATCCTTGAAGCCATGATGAAGAACAAATTCTCTCCCTCTCAATTTCGGATCATTCATGCAGTATGGCGGTACACTTATGGTTTTCAGAGGAAAGATCATGAATTCGCCGTTTCTTTCTTGGCCGAGGCAACAGAAATCGATGAGCGCAAAGTGAAAGCAGAACTAAAAAGTTTAATTGATAATAAGGTGCTTATTGTGACCCGGCCGCAAACAAATAAATTTCCAAGAAAGATTGGCTTTAATAAACATACCGAAGAATGGAAACTTCCTGAAAGGAGTGTGGTTGAGGTGACGAAAACGACCCCTCAACAAAATTCTTGGGGTGACGATTTTATCACCTCTGGAGGTGACGAAAACAACACCTCTGGAGGTGACGATTTCGTCACCCAAGAAAAGAAAGGTTTAAAGAAAATCTCTAAAGAAAGTAAAACCTTAATATATGAGAAGGTTATAAACTATCTTAATGAGAAGACGGGTAAGAAGTACAGTCATAAATCCAAGGCAAATATCAGCTTGTTAAGCGGTCGTCTGGAGGAAGGGAGAACCTTCGAAGACTTTATCCACGTCATCGACGTTAAGGTCAATCATTGGATTAACGACTCCAAGTGGAAAGAGTATCTTCGGCCATCGACTCTATTCAATGCTACCAACTTTGAAAATTATATGAACCAAACGATGGTCAATCCTTACAAACCTGATTCGAAGAATCAACATGAAATGGATATTTTAGAACAATTCTATAGGGAGGGCGAGGCGCTTGAAACAAACGGAAACGGCGAAGTTTCTGGCGGGAATAAAAACCTTCTTCCCTAATTTCGTGATTACTGCAGCAGTTACTCAAGGTTGGCACGTAATGCTTGAAGATATCAGCTATGAACAAGCCCAGGCAAACCTATTCCAACACATCAAGATAAACAGATTTCCACCAACCATTGCGGATATCCGCAGCGATGAGGATAAACCCATTGATAAAGAAATTGAATCCCGCAATCGTGAAATAGCTTTCTCTGAATGGGTCAGATTAGGAAATGAACCGGAGGAATTCGTTTATGATGATGGATCTCCAGACGTTAAACGACTTACAAGCTGAGCAATCAGTATTAGGCGCCATTCTCCTTGATTCAAGATGCTTGGAAGAGATCTCATTTCTAGAAGAACGAGACTTCTCACAACGTCATGAATTGATTTACAAAGTAATGAAATACCTCCATGAGCGCGATCTTCCGATTGATCTAATTACAGTGGTTGGGGAATTTGATAAATTCGGGCGTATTGTTGAAATTGGAGGAGTAGGTTATCTCTCAGACATGATGTCTGCAGTGCCGTCTACAGCAAATGTCAAATATTATGCCAGCATTGTTCGAACCAAGGCTTTAAAGCGTCGGATGTATGAAGCAGGCGAAGAAATGATGCAGGCGGCATTGAATGGCGAATTTGAAACGGATGATGAAATCCATGCAGCCGCAGAGGAAATTGCCGATAAAGTTCGACCGAAATCGGTGGCCCGCATGCGTAGTTTTGGGGAAAGCAAAAAAGATTATTATGAGCACTTAAAGACTAGGGCGCAGAAAATCCTCTCAGGCTTCAAACAGTTTGATGAGTGGTCACAATTATGGCGTGGGTGGCTATATATCATCGCTGGAAGGCCTAGCGTAGGTAAAACGGCGAAGGCTCTGCAATTGGTCTATGGTATCGCTCAGCAATCACGCTTGGAAAATGGTAAGTGGATTGCAGCTAAAGATGCTGGATGCGTAATGATTTACTCCCAGGAGATGGGCGAGAATGAAGTTAAAGATCGTATTGTCTCTAACGTGGCCGGCGTGAATTACAACAGATTGATAAATAAAGGTGGCGAAGAGGGCTTCACGGACAGAGAACACGAGAAGATAAATGAGGCATACGACCTACTTGAGACATTGCCTATATACATTCAAGATTCATCCGGAATAACAATCGAGGAAATTCGTTCTACCGCGAAGCAAATGTTAAAAAGACATGGCAAGATTGCTGCGATCATCGTGGATTACCTTCAAATCATGGAGATTACTCTCCGGAGGGGTGAAAAGCGTCATGAGGCAATTGGCCGGGTTACACGGACAGCAAAGAACATGGCCAGAAAGATGAATTTTGTGTTTATTATGTTGTCACAGCTGGACCGCGCTGTCGATGATGAAGAACCGAAATTAAAACATTTAAAAGAATCAGGCAGCATTGAGCAGGATGCGGATGTGGTCGAGTTCCTTTGGCACAACGGTGAGTATGATGGAAATGTAAAGATTGTCCAGTCAATCTTTGCTAAAGGCAGGAACGTTGGTCTAAACCGATTCCGGTACCGTTTCGAATGGTGGTTGCAACGCTATGTTGAGCTTGAGAAGGATAAGGAACCTCAGAAGAAAAAGGCAGCTGGTAAGAGATGAGTAAAATCACTGCTGCTAATTATGAATCAATGGTTGCATGGTTGATCGATAAGGTAGCCAAGGCAAATTATTTGGATACCGATGTAGAAACCAAGGGAAAACTTCAAAAGAATATCGACATCATGCGTAAAGAGTTGCAGATATACCTCTCGTCGGAGGTTTCTAAAGACGACGAAATATGGCGGAAGAAACGTATTGATAAGGCCGTCGAAATGGAACATCCATTAATCTCTCCACAGAAAAAATCGGAATTGATGATCGAGTATGACATCATTAACAGCGCAATCCTTGCTTATCAACGTTCTGAATATGTTAAGAATTACCCTGGAGTTCGGGCTATCTATGAGGAACTCGGATGGGTTGTGGCAGATGTAAAAAAAGAGCAAAGGGATACGTCTGCCCATGATGTGGAAATGAAACACCAGAAAACCGAGAAAAATGTTTTAGAAACACGGAGTGAGTCAGAAGTGGCAAAAGAGGAGAATCCAGAACCTCCTCCTCCAGACTGGCTATAGGAAAGGGTGATCATATGGCAAGAGTTCATATTGAGAAAGACATCTTCATGACAGTAGAGCAACACAACTGCTCCCTCGAAAAACGAACGATTGGTAAGAGTGGTGAATCGAAGGGGAAAGAGATGTTTACCCCCTTTGCTCACTATCCAACTATCAGCGGCGCTGCGAAAGGTCTGTTTCGGCTAAAACTTGCTGAATCAACAGCAAGCACGCTCAGTGAATTGCTTGCTGAAACTGAACGCATAGAGGCTGAGATCAAAGAACTGATTAAATTCTAGGAGGTGATTATATGATATCCATCACCATAACAATCAGCAATGTTGAAACTGGACAGGACGAAGAGAAGGCCCGGCGCAAAACACTTGAGGCCTTGGATACCTTGATAGATGAACTATGCAAGCCACCAGTTGATAAAGAGGCTGCACTGAAAGCATTCTTCGAAGCTGGGCAAGGGTTGGTCAGTATGGTTCGGGCAACTGGCAAGGAGACTCTTGTAGGTGAAGATGTGGGTTTATACGCAGAGGAGTTTGTTCGGCAAAACAATGAGCTTCACCTTGAAGCGATGCGTGCAGGACGGAGGTGGACGGTATAAACAATACTTTCATTGAACTATTCGCCGGTCTTGGCGGCATGGGCTACGGTCTCATAAAAGCGGGCATGGAATGCGTTGGTTTCGTGGAATGCGATGTTAAGTGTGAGAAATGCAAGACATTTACAAAACATGAACCATACAAGAAAAAAAAGTTTTATACGTTCTGCACCGTTTGTGGAAATCCCAAAAAACAAACTACGCACGAATGCTTCAAGATACTTCACGACCCAGAGGAAAGGATGTGGGCTAAGTTTGACATCACAACTGTTACAGATGACGATATTCGACTACTTAGAGAGCAACACAGGATCGACCTTATCAGCGGAGGATTTCCATGCCAAGCATTCAGTATTGCAGGAAAGCGCGAAGGATTCGCAGACGCAACACGAGGAACTCTTTTCTTCCAGATTGTCCGATTCGCTAACATACTCAAACCGCAGCACATACTCCTTGAAAATGTTAAGGGACTCCTTAATCACGACGGAGGAAGGACATACACAACAATTCTCTGTGCGCTGGATGAACTGGGGTATGACTGCGAATGGCAATTGCTCAACAGCAAAGATTTCGGGGTTCCCCAAAACCGGGAACGGGTGTTCATTGTCTGCCATCTTAGAGGAACAAGTAGACGAGAAATATTTCCTATCAGCGGAGAAAACAGCAAAACTCTTAGAGAACTTACCAAAGGTGAAGCCGATGCAAATCGAGTCTACGACGGAGAAGAAATTGCCCGAACATTAAAAGCCGAAGCTGGCGGCGGTGGTGCAAAAACAGGCTGGTACACCGTAAAAGAGCAGTTTGAACCAAAAATAAAAGTTGCAGGTAGCCTTGAATATTACGGGAATGACCAAATGAACCGCGTTTATGACGTTGAAGGATTAGCCCCAACGTTGACAACAAGACACACGGGAAACGAACCGAAAGTCCTCCTTGTTGGCAATACAAACCCGAGCGGAAACGGCATGAACGGCGCTGTATACGATTCACAAGGCTTAGCTCCGACATTAACTACCAATAAGGGTGAAGGGACAAAAATATTACAACGTAATTTTTCTAAGCAGTACAGCGTGTACGAAGATCAAACCGGAACTCTTCAAGCGTCGAGAGTTGATAAGGTTCCGATGGTACTTGAACCGATGCCATGCCTTACTCCTGACCAAGTGGAAAAAAGGCAAAACGGCAGAAGGTTCAAAGAACCAGGCGATCCAATGACGGCTCAGGATAAACACGGTGTAGCGATTATAGACACTCGGCAACACATTGATTCTCGTAGTGGAAAAGGGCCGAGAGTGTACAACAATGTGTGTCCGACGCTGAACGGAACGGATTACAAAGAGCCTAAAAAGATAACGGATGGATACAGAATCCGCAAACTTACACCTCTCGAATGTTTTCGCCTGCAATCTTACCCTGACGAGTGGTTTTACAAACTCAAAGAAGCAGGGATCAGTGACTCGCAACTTTATAAAATGGCGGGAAATGGAGTTACATCGAACGTAGCTTATGAGATTGGTAAAAGGTTAATTGGAGGTGATTGAGTATGCCTGACACACACTACCGAACTAAATGCCCGAAATGCTCTTATCCTAATATACTCAAAATTCCGGTTAAACAGCGTCGTAAAACTTTGGAGTTCGTCTGCAGCTTCTCCGACCCTAAAACAGGCAACTCCCTCTGCGGTGCTCATTACACGGTGCTTGTAGAAGAAACTGAAACCTTTGAGATGATCCAGCACAAAGTGAAGCCTTACATGAATAGCGCTGAGCGGGATGCCTTCATAGTCGCCCTAGCTCTAGCCAGTGAGTTCCCAGCTGCCATGTCAAAGATTCCGACAATGCCTCAGATGTCCACATATGCCTTTGAACAAGCGCGGGAATGGATTGCCTTCGGTGCTCATGAATGGGCTAAGGATAAGGATCTGAAGACAACAGCGACGTTATATCGGGAAAGTCAGATTTATAAATTTGGTTTAATGCATAAGCGAGAAGCGCAGGAAATCGTCCGGAAGAACGCAGCTGCAGATGCAAAGATGCGAAATGAAACGGTCCAGGAAGAAAGAGACATTGTTCTTAACTTGGCTCTAGCCACATTGCAATTCGCTTGCCGAGAGTGTGACGGATCACCGGAATTAAACGGTGGATGTCCGGTGAAGAGCGCTATGGATAAGCTGGCGATTCCGCCTTATGAAGCTGTTGAAGCTTGTCACTACGCTTATAGTGGACTGACAGATGAAGAGATAGCTGAACGGAAGGCGGTACAAGTTAAATGAAATGGGGAACCGCAAAGAATTATCAATTGGCCGAGATAGCTTACAACGATACAGGTTGCAGCTTGGAGCACAAGATGGCTGCCTTAGATGAAATAAGGCGGAGGAAGCAGGCTCGAGCAAATCATATAGCACAGCAAACGAAGTTACGGAGGAAACGGCATTGAGATTTGTAGGGATAGATCCGTCAACGAAAACGGGATTTGTCGAGTTGGACGATTCTGGAAATGTAATCCAGTGTAAAGAGATTCACCTGAAAAACGGTATCAGATCAACTGAAAGAGAAATCCAGGACTATGCAAGGAATATCGTCGCACTTATTCCTAAAGGTTCATTCGTTTGCATAGAAGATTTTTCTTTTGGTTCTCAGGGGCAGGCAGTGAGCACTCAATACGGCGTAGGATTTGCACTTAGATTCGCTCTAATAAATGCCGGCCTTGACTATAAGAAGCCGACTCCGAGCCAGTTGAAGAAGTTCGCTACTGGAAAGGGGAACACGAAGAAAGACGAGATGGTACTTCCAATCTATAGGGGCTGGGGATTCGAACACAGCAGCGACAACGTCCGAGATGCATTTGTTCTGGCTCAGATGGCAAAGGGCATTTATAACCATAATCCCTTTGAGTTTCACAACTATCAGCTTGAAGTGTTGCAGGCCATAGAGAATCCTGCAGTTAAGAAATTAAAGAAGAAGGCATAACCAAATTTAAATTAAAGGATGAGTGATCATATATGAACGAAACAATTTTAACTAAAGGTAAATTGAAAAAAATTACGAGCGGCAAGGAAGTTGAGATCGTTCTAACTCTTAATTCAACAGTCAGTTTGGATGATCTTCAGGATCTTAAAGAGCGTGAAGAGAGTATTTACATTGCTTTAGGAACGTCTCAAATGGAAGTGCGGGATTACCTGGAACCCCGTCGTGGATATCAAGCAGTAGTAGATGGGACTGGTTTTGTTCAATCAATCTCTAAGCCAGCCGACGAAGAAGGGGAACAAGTGGACATTGAAGATGTGATTGTCGAGGAAGCTGAAGCTGGTGAAGGTGATACAGCCAATGAGGATGAAGTGGCAGAAGAGTTACATGAAACTGAAAACCATGAAGAGGTTACAGAAGAAGGACGGGAACATGCTGAGAACAACCTTCCATTCACTCCGGATACCGATGAGGAAGAGGATCAAGATGCCCCGTTAACGTTCTTGGACGAAGAGTAATCTTTCAATGCCCCTGCTAGTCGGGGGCTACCGATTAAGGCAAGGGAGGACGCAAACATGTTTCAGGTATCGGATAAATGCTGCAACCAATGCTTGTTCAGCCCAAACAAAATAGTTTCAGATAAGCGCAGGGACAACTTACTCAAAGAAATATGTAAAGAACAAACTTACTTTGTTTGTCATAAAGCGACTATTGCAGGTAAGGAAACTTGCTGCAGAGGATTTTACGAAAGTCTTGGTCATCATTCACAAATGATTAGAATTGCAGAACGTTTAAGTGCTGTTGAATTCGTTTCAGTGGAGTCCTAGCCCATGAAAAAAGAGCGAGTCGAAATATATCTACTCCCTCAAATCGTGATTCACGGGAAGACATATCGAGCAACAAACTTCAAGTGGAATCACAAAGGCAAGAAATGGGCCGAGGTTGATTGCTGGACCGACGGACGCGGCTGGCAAGCGGTACATGATATTGACAAGATCGGCATGGTAGCACGGCTGCTATGGAGCCAGAGAACAGAATAGGAGAGTGAACAATGGATAAGCGATATGAACAAGTTAAGCAGTTCCACACAGCGTGCGGGATTGAAATGCCGGCTACACCGACGATGTTGGGCCGAGAAGTTGAAACAAGTATTTTATTTGGGAATCGTATGGATGATCTATGTAAGTCCATGAAGAAGTTTTCGAAAACATGGACTTATGCGGATAATAGTCCTTTCCCTTCAACGTTCCCAGTCCTTGACCGAGCTTCCTACATGCTTGAAGAGCTTACCGAATTCATGCGCGCTAAGACAATTGAAGATCAAGTGGATGCATTAGCGGACTTGATTTACTTTGCAATTGGAACATATACGCTAATGGGCGTTGAGCCTGAGCCTATCTTTGATATCGTACATGCTGCAAATATGGGCAAGGTTGGTCCGGAAGGCAAGGTTGAACGAGATGAACAAGGGAAGATCAAGAAGCCAGAAGGTTGGCACGAAAACTATGCTCCTGAAGCTAAAATCAGAGCAGAGATCGCAAGGCAATCAAATCCGATTAAAGGATTCCAGGGGGGCGATTAATTTGCTGCAACTCCTCGCACGCGAAGCGGCCATTTTCGAAGGCTTGTTTCCGCCAGGAATCCTGAAATATGCATAAAAAAAGCCCCTTTTAAAGTGGCTATGGTGGTGCTGATCTGATCTCTATAAGGACAGAACTTTTATTATCCTGTTCCATCTTTTGTAACAGCTCGAATAACTTTAATGCTGCTCTCCACTGCTCTTGGTCTGCACAAGCCCGCATGATATCAATAAGGTCTTGCTTAGATGCCATATGATGAATTGAGTCAGGGATTGTCACCATCTCCTTTCTACTCAATTTATATCCAATCATTAGATCCTATATGATAACGACGGTAAGTAATTCATTAGAAATTGATTAGAAATAAGCTCCAGATCCAGGATTAGAGTTGAGTCAAAGAAACAGTATCGAGATCTAAGATTACGCTTTTGGTACTACTACTATTTTCTATCCGAAATTCTAAATCAAAATCTGTTCTCTCTCCTATTGCAAATGCTGGAATTATCACAGTAAATCTTCTATAGTGATTTGAGATTTTTTTAATAGGGATTACTGTTCCCGGATCAGACGCACCAACAAGACTTACTCTTAGTTTTCCGATAGTTGATGATGACTTGGCATAGAAGGTTATTCTATATGCGCTATTTGGAACTAGGGTTACCCGTTGAGTTAGAAAAGCAATCCCTCTTCCTCTTAGTGGGGCCTGAAATCGTATATGATTTATACCTGTATTAGATTGCACGGTAATTAACCTAACGTTTCTAGCGAGCCATGGGGCTGTTGTATCATCTTCAAAATCTCCATTATAGATGGCCAT